ACGGGTCAGAAATTTAATATCGGACTCCTGCGACTGATCGATGTGCGGAATTTTAATCCCGGCCAGCTCCGGCGCGACACCTGCCTTCAGCTTATTGCGTGCGGCGATAGCTTCAACAATGGCCCCGAGGGTGGTGTCGTGCCAGGACTGCTCGCGTCGTGAATTGAGCGTTCCGCGAAAATCGGCACTCCGGGCGCGGATAGTCACCACATCCGGCGCGCCCCGGTGCTCGACTTCATCAACGGTAAAGCTTCCTTTTCCGGTAAGCGCTTCGCCCTTCCAGCCGATGAACAGCGTCAGCACCGCCCCCCGGATCGGCAGTTCGACAAGGCCGTCGGCGTCGTTTAGCTCAATATCGAGCTGATCGGCCTCAAATCCCCGGTTGTCGGTCAGGGTCATACTTATAAGCCGGTCACTGATATTGCCGGTAATATCCCGGCTGTTGATAGTCAGCATATAGGCGGGAGTGCGAGCCCCGCCCGCGTTACCTGTCATCATGTCAAGCATCAGACAGCCCCCGCAAAGCCGGTCAGACCCTTCGCCATCTCTCCGGTCTTACCGATAAGTGATTCTGCCTGGCGACCTATATCGCCATATATCGCCGCGAGGGATTCATCCACGCGGGTCAGTTTCAGCGTAAAGTCAATTTTGCGGGGTGTACCGTCACTGAAAAACATCGCCCCGGTTTCGCTTACGTTGTTGATAACGTACATCCCGTAAATCATGCCGTTGCCATCCAGTAAAGGCCAGGCGCGCCCCTCCTCCGCCATCAGGCGCACCGTGGTCAGTGTCAGCTTTCCGCCGGTCAGTTCCGGGAAAAGCACCCCGGCAAGCGCGACGTTTTCCTCACCCGGCCCCAGATACTGAAAGGCGTCACGTTTTCCGATGCGCGGGTTTGAGGGCCACCGGTATTCCGCATCACGCTGCAGCGTCTGATAAGGCAAGGTCTGGCGCATAAAAACAAACATCCCGAGTGCGAGCATCATGATTTTATCCTCAGTCGTGCGTCATACTGGCGCGGGCGCGGGCGCGTTTTTCGCGCTCGATGCGTTCAACTTCTTCGCGAAACTGTTGCGTCAGGTTGTTGCCCGGTGCCACGCCGCCCTGCAAATTGATGTGGTACTCACTTTTGCTCTGGTCAATATAAGACCGGCCCGCCGGGGCGGTGACCGGCTGATAACCACCGTATCCCTTAAGGGCGCTGGTTACTGGCTGATATAACTGGTTTATATCGTTATCGCCGGTTCCCGGCTGATAATACTGATAGCCTGCGTATGTACCCGATACCGGTACGTATCCGCCGCCCTGGGCGGCGGCGTTTGCTTTCGCTGCGGTTTTGTCGAGCGTTGCCGCATCCTTGTTAATCACACCCAGCTTTTCAAGCACCCAGTCAATCCCGCTGCGCAGTTTGTTAAAGGCATTAAGGGGCATCCTCAGCGCAGCGGCCAGCCCCTTACCGAACAACACCCCGGCATCACGGCAACTGTTGAGCGTTTCCTGGGTAGCCCTGACCGGCGCGACCAGATCCTTAAACCACTGCCAGACCTTTTGCAGCCCGTTGCCCAGCGTGTCGAACATCGGGCCCAGCGGCGTAAAAATGTCACCAACCGGCCCGAATGCCGAGCGCAACCCTTCCACCACGCCGCCAAAAAAGGCGCTTATGGGCTCCCAGTATTTGCGGATCAACAATGCCCCGGCGACGACAGCCGCCACCACGCCCACCACCGGCCAGGCAATCGCGCCAAAGGATGCCGCAATGGTTGACCCGGCAATACTGAAACCGGTCGCCAGCAGGCCCGCCCCGGCAATCAGGTAGTTTATGCCCGCCATGACCGGCCACAGCACCAGACCCACGCCACCCAGCACAGCAGTCAGCCCGGTGATCGCCCCCGCCACTAACACGATTTTTGATACCAGTTCAGGATTTGTTTTCACCCAGGCGTTGAGCTTCCCGACCCACTGCGTCGCGGTCTGTGTGAGTTTGCGCAGTTTGTCGTCCATGCCGGTGAACACGTTCAGGCGAAGCCCGGAAAATGCCCCCTGTAACCGTTCCACATCTCCCGACAGGTTATCGCGCAGCGTGTTTCCCATCTCCTCCGCCGCGCCGCTCACATCACCGAGTCGGTTTTTCACTCCCGCAAGCGCGCCGAGGAATTTCGGGATCTGGTCAACGGATAAATCCTCTATCGGCGTACCAAACAGCGCAATCGCTGCGTTGGCCCGCTCCGCCGGGTTCTTTATTTTGAGCAGACCGCGTGCAGTTTTCTGCATCGCCACACGCGCCTTTTCGCCACCGCTGGCGATAGCCGCTGACATTTTCCCGGCATTCAGGCCAATTTGCTGATATGCCGCGACGCTGTTTTTCGACATATCCGAGCCACGGATCGAAAATTCCTTGATGGCATCGCCGGTTTTATCCAGGGCGAATTTGCCCTGTTTTGACATATCGACAAGCAGCGACATCGCTTCAGCACCGCTAAAGCCCATATTGCGGAAATGGGTGGAGTATTCGTGCAGGATTTCCGGCATCTCACCGCGCATCTGTGCGGAAACCCGCTGCATACCGGACACGATGAGATCGAGCGCCTCATCGCTGTTTTTTGCGAGGCCATTTTTCATCATGATGCCTGCAATCTGGATGCTCTCGGCAGCTTCACTACCGAATGCGGTCTGCATATCCAGCGCCCGGCGGGTAATGCGGTTTAACTCCGCCTCACCCACATCGCCCATTGTCCCGAGGGTACTGCGCACCGCCGACACGGCTTCGGTGATACGCTCAATATCATCACTTACGCCTGACGCGCTGACGTCCTTGATCACCCGTGTATATTTCGCCCCGGTCTCACTGCTTTCGCCCTGGCGCGCGGCAATTAACGCGCCGCTTTTTTCCGCCTGCACTTCGGGGGCAATCAACTGACTACCGGCAAACAGGCCCGCTGTACCGAGTCCCAGCGCCGCCGCACTGACGTTACGCGCACCGGCGACGATCTCCCGGCCCCGTTCGTAACGCGCCCGCACGGCATTCAGCCGGGCCTGTTGCTGGCTGACCCGCGCAAGTGCGGCGCGCTGGCGCTCCATCGTTTCGGTGGTCTGCGCGATATTGCCGCGTAACTGGCGCTCGGCAGCGGAAAGATTTCGCGTGTCGATACCGGCCTGTTGCAGTGCGCCGCGCTGATTCTGCACCGACAGGCGCAGTCCGTTGAACTTCGTTTGCAGTTCCGCCGCGCTTCGCCTGGCATTTTCCAGCGCTTTAACCTGCGCATTCGTCGGGTTAGCGGTGTTGCGCATCTGGAGCGCCAGCGCGGCGGCCTGCGCTTTTGCCTGCTCAAGCGCATTGCCGGTGACCGCAAGCTGTGCGCTTGTTTTGCGAAAGCCTTCAATCTGACGGGCGCGGGCGTTCAGCTCTTTGAGCTCATTTTGTGACCCGCGAATTTCACCGGAAAGGGTGCGGCTTGCCGCCTGCACCGCTTTAAAGGGTCGCGATGCCTGGTCTACCGCCCTGAGTAATACCTGTAATTTAACGTTATCGCTCATTCGTGTGTCCGCTTCGCTGGAGCGCTTTTTCGCGCCATATGACGAGCTCGGTCAGGCTCAGAGGAAATAACTCTGACGGCGGCCAGTGAAAGATCACCGCGATATCCGCCATCAGGTCATCGACCGTCAGTTTTACCGGGAAGTCTGCGCCGAGCTCGGTGACAAAAAACCGACCACCTGACCGGCCAGGGCAATTAAATCCGGCAGCTCCAGCGCGGCGACTTCCTGCTCGGTCAGCGACGGGGCCGTCATGCGGGGCAGCACTTTAATCAGCGCGTCGACTTCGGAGTTGGCCACCGCCGCCAGGCTGACACCGCGAAGCGTACCGGCAGTGGGTTTAATCACGGTGATTTCTTCAATCACCTGCTCGCCACGTTTAACGGGTTTATCCAGGATAACTACGTTTTCTTTGCTCATGGGATTCTCACGATTTAAAGTCAGGAAATAACCGGCCAGAGCACGCTGGCCGGCGTTTTATTACAGACCGATATTGCGGCGGTGCTGTTCCAGCCGGTCAGTGCCGTTCACCTTCTCAATCATGTTGAGGGTGTCGATCTCGACCAGCTCCTTACCGTTCATCTCAAGGCGGAAATAGGTGCAGACCACAGAGATTTTCGACTCGGTGTCCTCGCCCTGTTTCGCCTCGCCGGTATCGATGTCTTTCTGGCGGCCACGCATGACCACCTCAACCGGCACCGTTTCACCGGTGTCGTCGCGCTGGTAGGAGCCCGCGAAACGGATCGGCACGGCGTCGGCGTTCACTGCACCGTACAGCCCCCAGATAACCTCATCGGGGAAGCCGCCGAGCGACCACTCCATCGACAGGGCATCGTCATCAAGACCGAGATCGACCGGCGCGACGCCGTTCATCCCGGCACCCCGCCAGTTCTCCAGCTTGCGGGTCAGCTTCGGCAGGGTGACGGAGGCCGCCACCCCCTGATAGCTGTAGCCATCAAGAAACACATTCATAAACTTAAGTTTGCGCGGCATTGCCATTTAACAGGCTCCTTACTTGCTGTTGACGGACGAGACCAGGTCAGCCAGATACTTATCGGTGATACGCTGGCGCAGGGTCAGGTTTTCCAGTGGCGGCACCGGCGTGTAGTCGTAATCAATAATCAGCTTCCCGGCCTTGAGACTTTCGGCGTCGTTGGCCTCCTCATCAAACCAGCAGGTCGCATCAACGATGTAACCGCCGGTTTTCAGCTCGCGGAATTTGGCATTGATACCATCAACGATGTCGCGAATAAGCGTGGCGGTGATGGGCTTGTCGACCGCCCACATATGCCCCTCGGCCATTGTGTCGGCGATGACCTGCGCGGTGCGGGTGTAGTTCTCAAACAGGAAAAGCGGATCGTCTGAACAGGTGCGGTTACCCCAGAAGCGGAAACCGTCCTTACGGACAAGCGTGGTGACGCCCGCCTCGTTAAGCAGGTCGGCATCGGTGCCGGGCTCCTGCAAATCCCAGAACACATCCGCGCTGATGCCGGTGACGCCATTCACGCCCACGTTAGACAGGGTTTTGTGCCAGCCCTGCTCCTGGTCGATTTTGGCGCGCAGGCCCAGCGCGCGCGCCGTGGCGTAAGCCGTGGTGGTGGCGTTTGCCGTGGTGTCCCATGCCAGAAAATCCGGCCAGATAACCATCAGCTCGCGCTGGCTGAAATTCTCGCGATAGTCGATGACCTCCGACAGGGTTTTGCAGCCCCATGCGCTGACATAGCCAAACGCGCGAAGCTTCTGACACACCGGCGCGAGCGCCGTCGCCACTTCCAGCGAGTCGAGGCCCGGTACACCGAGGATGCGCGGCTTCACGCCGGTGACGGCGGCGGCACTCAGCAGCGCCTTAAGCCCGGTGTATTTGCCGTTTTCGTCGGTGGTGCCGATGATGTTGGAAAGGGTCTGCGCTTCGGCGTCCGGGCCGGTGCCCTCCTCCACGCGCACCACCACAACAACCGGTTTTGCCTGGTCGGCGATGGCCTGGAGTGCGGCGCGCAGGGTGCCTTTTTTGCCTGCTTTTGCGATGGCGTTCTGGACGCGGGTGATTAATACCGGCGTGTTGAGGGGAAATGTTGCGGCATCGGCATCGCTGGCCGTGCAGACCATGCCAATAATGGCCGTTGATACAGTCGAAATGACGCGGGTGCCGTCGTTAATCTCAAGCACCTGTACGCCGTGATGATAGTCACTCATCCGTTTAACTCCGTGGTTAAGGGGCAAGTAACATTGTCCGGGGCATTCGGTTGTGTGGCGATGTCTCGCTGTTTGCCTGTTAATGACACAACCACTGCAAAAACAAAAGCGGGCTCACGCCCGCCTGAATGTTTACGGTGTATGCGGCCAGATAATATCCGGCGCGGTAGCAATGTCTGTGGCTTCCACCTCGTCGATGTAATCCAGTGTCTGGTTAAGCCTGAGGGTTTCTTCACCCGTTAGTTTGCGACCTGCCTGTAGTTTCAACTGTATAACGCTGATTGACTGCATAGCATCGTCTATGCGGCGCTGTTTTTGCTGTTCTGCCTGATTAATCAATTCTTCTATCGAAGGTTTGGGGGTGTCAGCCCAGGCAGGTAAACCATCAGGCCCGGCGACGCGTATTTTCCCTGCCGGTGGCAGTTCGCTAAAAAATTCGCTGAACACTTCCGCAGACATTAAAACCGCATCGTCCGGCCAGGTGCCGGTAGCTTTAAAAATTTCGATGTCACTTTGCGGGTACGCGCCGTTTGTGGTTGCTGAATAAAAAAATCCGCTCATCGTCCAATCCCTATAATGCGTGCAGATGCAGAAATCTGCCCCCAGTTATGCAGCTCTACCGCTGCGCTTGAAAATGCCCCGGCCACAACGTTTCCCGCTGTCGTATTCGGGGTAACAGCAACAGGGACGGCGATAGCAAATAAACAAACAGATAACGGGTAAGCCCAGTACCCCACCCCGGTAGTGCCTGCCGGTACTTTTCCCGTTTCCAGCCACTGCAATTTAAAGCCGTTCGGCAGTTTCACATAACCGGCGGTGGCATTTCCCACATATTCGAATGCTGACATGTCAGGGATCTGACCCGCGCCGGTGCCTACTGCCCGCTTCGCTGCGTCTTTTAAACCGAGGTTTACGAGAAATGCGGCTACGTCCGGTATATCCGCCCCGTTACTGGCCTTATCCATTTTTTTGGACAGTTCCGCTGTCATGGTTGCCGCAAAATTCGGATCGTCATTCAGCGCGGCGGCCAGTTCGTTCAGCGTGTCGAGTGCTGCCGGTGAAGAATCCACCAGGGCCGCCACAGCCGCCTTAACAAAGGCCGTGGTAGCAATCTGTGTGTTATTCACCGTCTGCGCGGCAGTCGGGGCCGTTGGGGTGCCTGTAAACGCCGGGCTTGCCAGCAGGGCGGCCACTGCGGTTTTCACAAATGCCGTGGTCGCGAGCTGTGTATTGTTGACGGTTTGCGCTGCCGTCGGTGCCGTCGGCGTTCCCGTCAGTGCCGGGCTTGCCAGCGGCGCTTTTGCGGCCAGCAGGTTTGTCATGGTTGTGGCGAAGTTCGGATCGTTACCCAGCGCGGCGGCCAGTTCGTTCAGCGTGTCCATTGCCGCCGGTGAGGAATCAATCAGCGCAGTGATAGCCGCTTTCACAAATGCCGTGGTCGCGAGTTGCGTGTCGTTTGACGTCTGCGCCGCCGTCGGGGCGGTGGGTTTACCGGTCAGCGCCGGGTTTGCCAGCGGCGCATAATCCGCCACGACCTGTTTCACATGCGCAGTGGTGGCAAGTTTGGTTGTGTTATCCGTTTTAACCGGCGTCGGCGCGGTAGGCGTCCCGGTCAGGGCCGGGGATGCTTTCGGCGCGTACTGATTGTGTGGGTTAGCGGCGGCGAGATGCGCAGCCATCAGCTCATCGGCATACGCCTTAACCTCAATAACCTTATCGTCAACATATTTACGGGTTGCCAGCACGACCGCCGGGTCAATTTTCAGCGTGATGGCGTCAGTGTTCGACACGATCAGGATCATGCGGATGGTCTGAGTGCGCCCGCTGCCCTCCTGTAACTGCGGTTTATAGGTCTCCGGGCAGTTCGCCACGGCAATCAGTACACCGGCATCGTCATAAAGACCAATTTCACGTATCCAGAAACCACCCTCATTTTCCGGGATGATTTGCTCGGCAATAATCTGACTGGTGTTTTCGGGGTCGACGTTCAGCATATTCAGCGGTGCGATACGCTTCTGATTAATGAGCCGGGTCTGGGCCGGGTCTGGCGTGGGTAACGCGCCGTTACCGTCACCGACCGCCATTTGTGTAAGGTTTAATTTAGTGCCGAGCGCCGTCGCGTTCGCAAGTTTCGCCGCGCCCTGGCTTGTCAGAATTGCAAAATATTTCGCGGTCATGCGTTCACTCTCAGGTTATCGATCAGATGAATGGCCGAGGCCGGATAAAACTCACCACCGACCACAATCGCCGCCGGTGTGTAGGGGTAAACTGTCAGTGCATCACCGTCATAACATCCCGCACCCAGCACAATATTGCCGGTGGTACTCAGGCTGATGGCGAGGCCCGTCAGGTGCCGACTGGCCGGTTTGGCGTCGTCAATGAGCCGCTCAAGCTCCTGATACATTTCATCGGTGATGCCGGTATCGAGTACCCCGACCACCAGGCGGAACGTGCCCGGCTCCTCGTTGAGCTGCCACCATTCCCGCACCTCAATCAGATAACCGAGCGGCTCCACCACGCGCCGCAATGCGCTGATGGTGCCTTTGTGCTGATGGACATAAAACGAGGCGGTAATGACGCTGCGTTTGGTGGCTTCCGGCCAGTTAAAGTCCCAGCGGTCAACCGACAGCGCCCAGGCCAGATAGGGCAACAGCGCGACCGGACACGTCTGCGGGTTCCACAGGGTACGCAGCGGCACCGGCACCCGCATAATGTCGGCAGCGGCCTGCGCGGCGGCTACCTCCAGCAACGAGGAGCCGACGGGTAACAGGCGGTCATTACTCATCCGTCCCCCCTGCGCTTATGGTGTAATCCGTGCAGTAAGATGCCTGGTGTTTGGCGAGCACAATGTCAGCCGCCGGGGCCGTCAGCTCAACACGCTGGACCCCTTCAACATGCAGCGCGGCATAAATGGCAGACCGGCGAATGTCACGCCCGAGTCGGTGCTGTGCGCTGATGTATTCCTTGAGCCGTTGCTCTGCGGCCTCCCGCACCGGCTCGGACTCCGGGCCGGGATAAAAGTACAGCGTCGCGTCCACCCGGTACGGCACCATGACAGCGCTCTGCACGGTCACACGATCACCTACGGGGCGCACATCTTCGGCGTTGAGTGCCTTTTCCACCACGGCAAGCAAACCGGTGCTGGCCGTGCCGTCACCCTCACGCGACAGGACGGTAATGGTCACACAGGCCGGGGTCGGGCTGACCACAGAAATATCCGCGACTCGCCCGTCGGCACTCCGCCCGTGATATTCATATGCCCCCACCGGCCCCGCCACGGAAAGCCCTTCAAACGCCTGTTGCGCCCGCAGGCGCAAATCAGTATCAGACTCCATAACTGCCGGTGTCGGCGGGATGGCTGCATCATCCGCCGGGGTGATGGTCAGTCGCGTGGTGTTGTTGTTCGCGGCCATCACGTCAAGATCAGCCTCAGCAGAAAAGGCGAGCGTGGTCGCCAGCGCTGCCTCGTTGACATGCTGACGCCATAGCATTTCGCGGTAGGCGTTTTCTTCCAGGAATTTGGTTAACGGGTCGGACTCCAGCGCCAGCACGCGCGCGACAGCCTCCTGTTGCTCCGGGGGAAACAGGGAAATCAGTGTCGCTTTTCGCTCCGCGAGAATGGATTCGAAGTCTGGTACTTCAACCACATCCGGCGCGGGGAGCTGGCTAAGGTCGATAATCGGCATGGTATTAACTCACAGGCAGGGTTAATGAAAGGCTCTCACCGGTGTCCTTAAGCTGACCGGTCAGGTTGACGATCATCTTTCCGTCAAACTGGCGTTCGGTGGTGATGCTCGTCAGCGTGATGCGCGGCTCCCATTTCAGGATCGCCATGTAACACGCCACTCTGATTTGCAGCTCCAGCGCCGGGGACTGAGGCTGGTCAATCATGGCGGATAACAGCGAGCCATAATCACGGCGCATTACCCGCGACCCGACAGGGGTGCGCAGGATATCGCCCACGCTCTGACTGATGTGCTCCGCGTCCGTAATGGCCCGCCCGGTGTTACGGTTCATACCGAGATAACGTGTCGTCACTTCGTCCCCTCCGTCCAGCTTCCGCCACTCTGCACGGCACCATGACCGTGGTCGTCAAGCACCACACCGTTAGACGTAAATGCCCCGCCTCTGTGCTCGATATCGCCGCTCATCTTCCCGCCCTTTTGCACCTCAAGCGTCGCGGTGATCAGCTTGTTGGTGCAGACCACTTCCGGCGAGTCGAGCGTGACGCGGGTCGATGCTTTCACCATCACCACCGGCACGGTTGCCGTGATGGATTCTGACGCGGTGACGTCGGCGGTTTTAATGCCGCTGACGGTAAGCGCGCCGGTTTCCGGCTCGTACTCCATCACGGCACCATCCGGGAACGACACATGCCAGGCATCAGCCGAGGCCGACGGCGCGGCGTGGTCATCCGAAAAGATGGCGGGCAGTACAAACGCGGTGTCCAGCTCGCCGCCAATGGCGAGGATCAGCACCTGCTCACCCACGGAGGGAGCCCACCATGTACGCGAGCGCCCGGCCCGGTGCGTCAGCCACTGGAGCCAGTCGGTATAAATGCCGCCGGTCTGCACACGGCAACGACCGGCGCTAAGGTCGGTTTCGACAATGACGCCGGTGCGTATCATGTTGCGAAGTGCGCGGGCGAGTTCCTGGATAGTTGAAAGTGTGTTCATAGCGGAAAGAATGCCGCCGGGCAGATCCGGCGGCAATGCGGGCGGGTTTTGTCATTCATGGCACAACTACCCGGCAAGATGATGAATGATGGCAGTTTCAATAATCTGCCGGTCAGACTCAGAAAAGCCGAGTAACGGGCGCACAGGGTACAGCACGGCCTGGCTGTTCTGGCCGGGCTTATCACGTAACCCGTACTGATGCACCCGCGCAATACGCTGCACCTTACCGGTAAACTCCACCGCCGCCGCGCTTTCGTCGCCACGGGCTTTCATGTAGCGACTGGTGCGCAGCTTTGCAAACATCTCGCGCTTAACCCGCCCCTTTTTTCCCCTGATGGTCTGCGGCTGTCGCGCCTCGTAGGGCGTGCCATCCGGCGCACGCTGCGCCTTAATCCGCTGTTGTTGTTGCTGGCGCAGGGTCTTCGCAATTTCAGCGCTGAGATTACGACGCCCCGCCGGTGACAGGGCGGCAATCAGCGCGGCGAGCCGGTTTTCAAACGGATTTAACTCACTCATTCCATTCACTCACCAGTTCGTCACGCATCCAGAGTTCCATCGGGCGAGTGACCGGCTCCGGCGGTGCCGGTTCCGGAATATTGTCGATATGCAGCGCCGCACCAACCTGTTTCACCAGGGTGCGCTCGGTCAGCATCAGGCTGATACTGATATCGACGGAGTTGTCATTGTTGATATCCGCAATCCACGTAAAGCCCTTTTTGCGCCCCTCGTCGGTGGTCATGATGTCGGGCTGATGCTCACGCAGCCACGCCAGCACCGGGACAAGCAGCAAATCCAGCTCGCCGGTGAAATCCGTCACCACCACGTTAAGCGTGTAGCGCTTCTCAAATGACAGCGACGTCGCAAGCGTGGAGGCAATCTGCCCGTTATCCACATAGAGGCGCAGCATATCGGGATTAGTACGCAGTACCGGCACCGCATCAGTTAGGGTTTTGCGCAGACTGTCGGGCTTCAGCATGTAAATCGTCCTGGCACTGTTTGACGGCTTCAACCTGTTGCGCGCAGCTCTCCAGCGCGCGCTCAAGGTTACGTATATCGGCGCTTAAATCGCCGTTACTGCGCGGATCGCTCCCCGGCATCGGGCACAGGCTCACCGCCGGGCAGGCGTTCCAGACAACTACCGGCGGAGGCGCAGGCGGCGCGGTGGTGCACCCGGCGCACAGCATCAGGCAAATCAGCGCTGTACCAGCGGCGAAAGGCTTCATTTTCATTAAGTAACCTCGTGATGGTTTGCTCACGCCTCACCGCCCGGTCACCGGCGGCGGCCAGTTTCTGGCGCAAATCCACCTGCGCCCGTTCGTTTTTTTCCGCCCTGATGGCCACGACCTGAAGCTGATTTTTCAGCATCCCGACTGTGTTTTTCAGCTCCCCGGCGACGCGGTTCGCTTTTTCAAAAGACCGGGCAAGTTTGCCGTTTTCATGATGCAGCCACAGCCCGGCCAGCACGGCCAGAACCAGCAATACCACTAACGTTTTCATGATGCCCCCTTAAGGCAGTAAGCCCGCTCACGCGCGCGGCGGTTTTCCAGTCCTTTGTTTTTCACACCATTGACATAAACCCAGCGTGATAACTGATCACACGCCTGCGCCCATTGCTGACGGTTGATAAAGCCGACCAGCGTCGAGCGACAGGCCGCGCCGGTGCCGACGTTAAAGGCGAAGCTGACCAGCGCGTCGTAAACCGGCTGAGGCATCTTTACCGGCGCGCAGACTGCCAGGCGCCGCTCGGTGTTCAGCACATCCGCGACCAGATTCGCCGCCGCCTCGCGCTCGGTGATGTCGCGAACAGGTACGACCCCCGCAGTGTGGCCGATGCCCGATGTCCATACGCCCGCGCTGCACTGGTAGGGACGCAGACGGCATCCCTCAAGGTCGGCAATCAGTGCCAGACCCTCCGGCGAGGTATGGAGCAGACGAAAGTCGGGCACCAGTGCGGCCAGCGCCAGCACGGCGGCCACACTGCAACGCTTAACGAATGATTTCACGGGTCACCTCTTTGTCGATCCCCATCTCAGTGAGATAACGAAAGGTTTTCCGGCGATACCAGAAGTTAACCAGTGCGGTGAAGATGGCGCAGCCCGCCCCGACCCAGAAAGCCAGGCGCTCCGGGGTCTGGGTGCCGAACCACGCAAGCAGCACCGACAGCCAGTAGGTGGTAAACGTGGTGAATTTTTCCATTGTCAGTCCCACAGGTTGACGGTCTCCGTGACCGGCGATGATTGAACGTCAGGGAGCTCGACGGCGGTGCCGTGTGGCAGCACCGCCCCGAGCCCGGCAAGACCCGGATTAGCCAGGAGCACCGCCTCAACGACCCCGGACGTGCGCCCGTAATACCGGGCGCAAATCTGGTCGAGGGTGTCCCCCTGCTCGGCGTAAACTTTCATATCTGGCTCACGATGCAGCGCGGTTTATCCTGGAGCCGCGCCACCGACCAGCGCATGTCGCGCCATAAGTCGTCAATGGTGGTGTCGATGCTGTCGGCTTTCTTGTCGCCTTTTGCGCTCGCATCCACACCGCGATAACGCTCGTACAGGGTGGCGGTGGTCATCGCACAGACCGCGCTCAGGTAGTGGAAAACCCGCTCGCTTTCCCCGTCGATTTTCTCCGCCGGTACGTCGGCAAGCTGCGTAAATCCTGCGGCGATTTGAAGTGCCCGCCACTCGTACAGCTCCGCGTTGGTTTCCGCGATACCGGTCTTGATGGCGCTTCGCAGCCGGGCCGGGGGCACGGTCTGTTCCAGGCGCATCAGTTCCCGCACCCGAACCGGATCGACATCAGGAAAGAAAAAGGTGTTTTTAATCACCGGTTCGTCGCCCGCCGGGGGCGGGACAATTACTGTGCTGCCGTGCGGTTCGTTATTAATAATCAGCGTCATCATGACTACCTTTTAAAAGGGTGGGCGGTGGACGCCGGTTTCAGGTGAGGTTAAAAACCGCCTTTGCCGACGTGCCGCCCGGCGCGGGGCGCATTCTGTTAACTGGTGATTTTTTTGGGTCGGCCACGTTTCGCTGGCGTCGCGCTTTTCGGCTTGCGCGCCCGCGTGGTGGTCTTTTTAAGCGGTGCATCCGGCTTCGGTCGCAGTTCGCGTGTCAGCCGCTCAATATCCTTTTTCACCCCGGCAAGCCGGTCGAGCTGCATCGCCCGTTCCAGGTGAGCAAGGGCGTCGGCAGACTGACCGCCGTCACGTAACACCATGCCGGTGATTTTGTGCAGCTTCGCACGCACCGGGTCAGGCATGTCGGCGGGATCCGTCAGCGCAATTGCGTCATGCAGCAGCGCCACGTCGACCGCCTCACCGGCGGCCTGTGCGCGCATGGCCGCGAGCGCCACTTCCTCGGCAAACAGATACGCGGGGGTGCGTTTGTGTTTGCCTGGCATGGTCAGGCCATAGCGCAGGGCATAGCGGGCGATATCCAG